TTACTGCTGCGCGGGCTCATTCGCTTCGCTTGCCGTCGCCGTACCAATTTCGTACCGATCCGGTGTTTTTAGCTTGTCCAGTTCGGCCCAGTCCGCGCTTGAGCTGATCCACTTGGCGTAATGCTTCAGCAATGTCTGGATGCTGTTGCCAAGTTGCTGCGCGATGAAGGCCGGCGCCATCCCTGCAGACAGGCAGACCGTCGCGTAGGTGTGCCGGGTATCGTACTGCCGACGAGGACGAATGCCCAGCCGCTTCATGCTCTGCTTGAGGTGGTAGGCCGTGCTGACCACATTGGTGATATGGCCTCCCTTGCCACTGGTAGGCGCGAAGACGAACTCTCCACCCTGGGTCAGCTGCTGCATTTCCTCGACCGCCTCGACCGCCTGATCGACCAGCAGCACCTTGCGCACGCGCTTGGTCTTGGTGTTCTCGCGGACCTCGCCTTTCTCCAGGGTAGCCCGGACCCGGATCGAGCGCCCCGGCAGATCCACATCAGCCCAGCGGAGCGACAGCTGCTCGCCGGTACGCAGGCCGGTGTAGAACGCCAGCTTGAAGAACGAGGCATAGGTCAGTCGCGAGCCGGTCTGGTGCGCGTACAGGTCGGCTAGGATCGCGTCACGCTCTGCCGGTGTGAATGGGTCAATGTCCCGCTCCGGTGCGCGGGCACGCTCCACCGACCGCATCGGGTTCTCGGTGATGATCCCGTCCATCACCGCCGCGGCGAAGATTGCCCGGGCAGCCTGCGCTGCTGCGTTGCGGTCTGTGATCGAGCACCAGTCCAGCTTGGTCATCAGCAAGCGCACATCCGATGGCAGAATCTCATCCAGTCGGCGAGCAGCCCAATGCGGCATCCAGTACCGGTTGAGAACGCGCAGATAGTTGCGCCGGGTGTGGAATCCGATCTGCTTGCTGTCCAGCCAAGTCTGGGCGAAGTTGCCGAAGGTCGGTGTGATGCGGGCGAGGGTGTAGCGGGAGTTCGGGAAGAGCTCGGCATACTTGTCATCCGTGAGCATGCCGAGCTTGATCAGCTGCGTTACCTGAGCTCGTAGACCTGCGGCTGCTGCAAATCCCTTGGGCGTCTGAGGATAGGGGAGCGTTTCGCAGCGTCGCTCTTTCTTCCATGTGAAGCGGATGCGGACGGAGCTGCCGGCGATCTCGACGCCCTGGGGGAGCCCCACTGACTTTCTGCCCATTCGTTATACCTCTCCAGGCTGTACATGATGCAGCCGTCAATCTTCTCCCATACGCCAGGCGGCAACACTCCGCGCTGACGCTTCCGCTCCAAGGCCTTCGGCGTCGTGCCGATCAGTTCGGCCAACTTCCTCTCGTACACCTTGTCGACCTGCTGGCCTTCAATCGGCTCTGGTTTCTCTCGTGCGCCCACCCCTCACCCCCTCACCGTTACGCCGGCTGCTTCGATGGCGGCATCAACGCCGTCAGCCCAATATGTCCAGTCGCCGCTGTCGTACTTGTCGAACCGTTCCGGCAGCTCAACCACCAGCTCCCGCCGCGACGCCAGCCACACATTGCGCATCTGGTCCTTCACGTCCTCGAAGCAGCTGTGCCCGAGCTGCTGCTGCCACCACGCCTCGAACTCTGCTATCGCCTTGTCTGTGTGCTGCATGTCTATCTCCTGCTGCGTGTGGGGTTAGGCGGCTTCGGGCTTGCCTTCGCCGCAATGAGAACACCAGTACGTGCCGCAGCCGGGCACTTCTGGATCCTCTTGAAAGTTTTCGGGCCACTGATCGCGCGGCAAGGTAACGCTCTGTCCAATGGCTGCGCCCGGGATCTTGTAGAAGCAGGTGTGCGGCACCGGGCCGTAATCGGGAAAGCACGGATTGCCGTCTGGATCTGTGCACATTTCGCAGGCCATACGAACTCCTCCCCCGCCGACTCTCGCCGGCAGGCTGTGTGTTTGGGTGGGGTTAGGGGTGTGCGGTATTCATTGCCGCGGAGAAAGCGAACAACATGATCAGCACAGCGGTAAAGCGGGCGAAGCTAAGCGGCCAGATAAGCCACGCGATTGCTGTGTAAACGATCGTAGCGATGATCATCACGCCTCCTTCGCAGCCATGGCGGCTATCGTCCTGCCTTGACGTTTGTTCTCACGCTTGAGCTGCTTGTTTTCTTCGCCTAGAGCCTTGCAGCTACCGCGCAACGATGCGTTATCGGATAACAGCCTATCCCGCTCGGACTCTACTCGTGCCCATTTTGACCGCAGCCTATCCCGCTCGGCGGTCACGGCAGACAGGGCGGCGTTCATCTCGTCAGCCTGGCGAACAATGCTATGCACTAGGCTTGCGTGAACCACATGCGTTCCGAGCGCATAGCACTCTGCAGGGTGGGATGCCGGGCACTGGATCACCCCTTCCGCCTCTGCGGGCTGAGCGAGGACGGCGCGTATTTCTTCGCATTCTCCGTAGATGCTCATTCCTTCCATGTATGCATTTTCGAGCCTGACCAGCAGCTCCCGATCAACCAATACCTTGCTCATGCATCACCTCGTTTGGCGGGGCTGGGTGTGGCGCAAGCCTTCACCGCAGCGGCGTAGATATCCTTGATCGTCTCCCACGGAACACTAATGTGCTCGATGTAATTGACTTCACCGCAGCAGACTTCGCAGTCCTCGTCAGCAGCATCGAAGTAGCAGGCTGAGCAGGTCGCTTCGTGCTGAATGCTGAACTCGCCCATCAGCGCTGCCTTCGCTCCGTTCTCGGCGGTAAGACTGGCTGGCATCAGGACCAGCCAACTCTGCTCCACCTGCGGGGCGGTCTGCGCGATGGGGGCGGCGTTGTCGGCGATCTCCTTGGCTTGCGCATACAGGCACGCAAAACCTCCGCGCCGTGCCTCGTCGCGCCCATGCCAGTACCGGCATTGCTCTAGGATCAGGTCGAGGATTTGCTGCGTTGTTGATGGATGCTGCTCGGTCTGCGCGGGGAGGGTGGCGCGGCCAGCCAGCCATCCGTCGAACGCGCCGCCTACATAAGGGCTTGCGTAAAACGCCGGGTGCGTAGCTGCTCGCGTGAAATCCATGCCACGGAAAAGTGGATGCTGCTCGAACGCCTCCCGCTCATCCTGCGCCGGGGCTGGCTCTACTGCCGCCTGCCCATCCCTGAACCCCTGCGCTGCGGCTGTGGCCATGTCGACGGCGGTGAAGGTGTCGGTGGGCTCGGTCTGCTGGGATAGGGCGCCGAGCGCGATAGCCTTTGCGGCAGACAATCGATAGTCGTTTTCAGTACTGCACCGGTCCATCGGCAGGTCTGCGATACAGCGCAACACCTCGCGCAGCCTCTCGTTCTCCGCCTTCGCAGCCCCCAGCTCAGCGCCGATTCGCCCGGCTACCTTCAGTGTGTCGTTCATACCTTGCTCCATATGCGTGCGTCGTTCAGTTCCGCCTCGGTGGCCCAGCGGTCCTTTAGCGTACCTTTCATCAGGATCGCGGCGCCGTTGCTGCAGCCGATGTAGTAGCGGGTGTTTGTGGGCTTGTGCAGCCAGATGGTGGTTTGCATGGGGCCTCCGGTGGGCGGCAGCGGAAACAGGCGCATTGGCCGATCCGCTTGCCGTCCGTGCGGCAGTAGGTTGGTGCGTTCACAGCGGCAGCGACTCCTGCACCGCAAGGCATTCGGCCTCGCCGTGGGGCAAGGGCTTGTCCTGCCAGCAGATAAGCGCGACAAGTTCGTCAGTCGGCGTGTCGGTCACGTCCATCCAGTCGCTGTGCGTGGCCTTGAGTTCGTTCGGGTGCAGCCAGCGCGAGTGCGTGCGATCCGGCGACAGGCAGTAGCGGAATCCTTGGTCGCGTAGGGTCATTTCCTGCGGCCTCCGTGCGTTGTGGCCGTCCAGCCGGCGCTAGATACCTGGTTGCCGTGGTCAGCTATCAGGCTGTCGATCAGGGCGCCCATGTAGGCGACGAGGCCGCTGACTGTTTCACCGCGGGCCATCGCGCTGTGCGTGTACTTCTCGCCGTTCGGCAGCACGAACCACGCGCGGGCGCTCCAGTTGGAAGGGCGCCGGGGCTCAGTGCCGCGCACAACTGGCCGCGACACTCGGCTGTCGATTGAATAGAGCGTCACGATGCAGCTCATGGCTGGCACACCTCCAGCAGGTTGTCCGAACTGAGGCGCCCTAGCGGCGCGGCTATGAAACGGTCTTTGTCATGCACTACGCACCATGGCTTCCCTGTGCTGGATGCCTGCGCAGCTGCGTGAATGATGGCGTCGAGCGCTTCGCTGAATCTCATGCCATCTGCTCCAGTGCCCGGCGGGCGAATGCCGCCAGCTCCCGCTTCGGATCGCGGCGGCGCTTGAGTACGGTCGTCGGGTCGTGCCAGCGCTTGCGCTCAATGGGCTTCACTTCGCGGAAGCCTTCGACCTGCTGGATGGGTACGCCTGATTCGGCGACGAGTCGTGAAAGCCAGGCAGCATCAGCCGCCCGGCCCGCTGGGGTTAGGTTGCAAAATGTCATGGGATGTACCGGGAGGAGGGCGCGCGGGGCGCCCGGTGGATCAGATCAGCAGCGAGCGGGCGCCGCGGTATGCGCTAGAACGGAATGTCGTCGTCGAAGCTGTCGTAGTCCGGCGCGGGCTGCTGCTGCGGCTGGCTCTGTGGGCGGGGCTGGTTCTGCTGCTGCGGTCTAGGCTGCCGCTGTGCATCCTTCTCCGGCCAGTCGATGATCTCCGTACCCTGGCCGACCATAATCTCGGTGGCGTAACGCTTGATGCCGTCCTTCTCGTACTCGCGGGTTTTCATCTTCCCGCAGACCAGAATGCGCTTCCCCTTGTGCAGCCACTCACCAAGGAACTCGGCGGTCTTGCCGAAAGCCACGCAGCGGACCCACTCGGTTTGCTCGACCTTCTGGTTCGTCTGCTTGTCCTTGTAGCTGTCGTCGACCGCGATATTGAAGTTGGCGACGGCGTTACCGTTGGGCATGAAGCGGACTTCGATATCGTTTCCAAGCCGGCCGATGCCGCGCCATTCGTTCAGGTTACTCATGCCGCCTTGCTCCTCATGCGCTCGCGCATTTCATGTTCAAGTTCTGCCAGTTCTTCCAGGAACATCGTGACCTCGGCTTCCATCTGGCGAATGCGGGCCTCGTCTCGCTCAAGGCGGAAGCAGGCGTATTGCAGTTCATCGGGCATTCGGTCGTCGAACGTCACGAAGTCGACCCAGTCGCGATCAGCGCAGGCGAGTTGGGCGAACATCTGCCACTCGTACTGCGGGTCATGCCTGCCTGATTGCATGGTTAAGACGTGCGTTGCGGTGTTCGGGCATTTGATTTCCAGCATCCCCCGATCGCCTACAAGGCCGTCCGGGCTCGCGCCGAAGCCTTCGATCTTCGGATGCAGGATCAATCCTGTCTCGACGGTCATCACGCCCTTGTCGATCTCATAGGCCGATCGGGCGACTGGCTCAAGATCTGTGCCGCGCTGCATGGCTGCGCTGGTGAATCCCTCTTCACGCTTGCCGGTCAACCGCTCGCACAGCAACTGCATCATGTAGTTCTGCCGTGTAGCAGAAGGGGCGCTTCCGCGCCCCTTGCTCATCACGTCCTTGACCTTGCTGGCGGTCACTTTGCCCAGGCGGGCGGAAAACCACTCATTGCTGTGCTGATCCATTGTCTGCCTCCAGAACCTCGCCTTCGATCGGTGCGCTAAGCGCCTTCTTGCGCTCGTCCTTGGCTGCGGTCAGTTGCGCCCGGGTATGGGGAAACTCTTTCCATGCCGAGGTGAATGCCGCTTGCAGTTCGTCCATTGACTGCGCGTTGGTGATGGTTTCGATTGCTGGCTGGGCATCGGCCGGCGCTGGCGTCACGTCGCGCTCAACGATGCGCTGGGCTTCGTCTTCGTCGAATATCCCCGTGTAGCCAAAGGCGAGGCGGGCGCACTGGATCATCGCCTTGTGGCGCAGCATCCGCTTAGGGTGCGACTTCCAAGGGCCGACGCCGTCGCGCTTGCACTCGCTCATCCACTCGGTGACCTTGATCGGATGGTTACGGTCCTTCCGGTAGATGATGCAGGTGCAAGATTCGTCGTCCTGCTGGAAGTCCATGCCGTCGAACTGGCTATTGTTGTTGATGATCCGGGACCAGCCGTCGACGCCTACAACCGGGACGATGCCGCCCTTATCAGGGAAGGCGTAAATCTCCTTCGTCCAAGGGTTCAACCCGTACTGATCAGCGACGATCAGCAGCGCCTGCATCTGTGCGTCACTAACCTGGCCCTTGAAGGCCGTAGCCTTCAGGGTCTGCATCATCTCGGCTGGGTCAACGCCGAAGCGCTCAGCGACCCGGGCCGACAGGCTGGCGGGTTTGATTGTTGCCACGTTGTTGCTCATCGGATCTACCTCAGTAAGTGATCTGGATGTTCGGAATCTGGCGCTTAGCAATCAGCGTCACGGCCTGCTTGGCGCACTCTTCGGTCATGCCGCCGGCAACGAACGCTTCCAGTGCGGCGCGGTTGATTGCGGCCTTGTGCGCCTTGTCCGCCTCGCGGGCCTTGGCCTCGGCTTCTTGGCGGGCCTGCTCGTCGGCCTGTCGCTGGCGTTCGGCTGCAGCTGCGCGCTCGGCGCGTTCGGCGGCGTCACGCTCTGCCTGCTCGGCACGCTGCTGGGCTTCCAGCTTCTCGCGCTCTGCTTGTTCGGCCTGCAGCTTCAATTCCAGCTCGCGGCGTTCTGCTGCGGCCTTGGCGTCTGCTTCCCGCTTGGCTGCTGCGTCACGCTCGGCCTGTGCGCGCTGCTCGGCTTCGCGCTGGGCTTGCTCGGCGGCTTCCCGGGCGATGCGCTCCTCGCGCTCCTTCTGCTCGCGCTGGGCGGCCTCGGCGCGGAGGCGTTCGAGTTCGGCTTGCTCGGCTTCGTATGCTTGGCGCTTGGTCAGAGCCAACTGCAGAGTGGTGAGCGTGGCAGCCTTGACGCGATGCGCTTCGGCTTCGAACTCTTCCCACTCCGGGCCGATCTCGACTGCCTCGGTGTCAGCGATGCGGCCCTGAATCTCAGCGGCCGAAAGCTCGGCCGCCTGGTCATCGCGGTTGCGCAGCCAGTCGATCCGGTCGGTGTGGCGCGCCACCCGATCCTCCTCAGCCTGCTCCCACTCATTCAGCGGCGCCCGCACCTCATCCTTCCAAGCGTCCAGCGTGTCGCGCATCCGCTTGCGCTCGGCGTCGATCTTCTTCGGGATCTCCTTCAGCTCGGCGACCAGCTCCTTGCCTACGTTGTCGAGCGCCGTCTTGGATCGGGCGACCTTGTGGGCAATCGATGCGATGGCGTCGCGGCCTTTCTTGGTCGAAACGTCCGGCACAAAGCTGTCGATTTCGGCGCGGATTTGCTGCAGGTACGGATCAAGGCCGTTTGGCGCCTGGAAGACCTGCAGGGCGGTTTCCTTCGGTGGCACGACGGCCAGTTGGTTTTCCGTGGACATAGGGGCTCCTTGCCGCGCCATGCGCAGCCTGTGAAGTAGTGGGGTTATCCGAAAATGAAATACAACGCCGCCTCAAACGCGACGCCGATCAGCAGCACGCCAGCCAGCACGCCGAATCCGGTAAGGGTCCACCACGCCGCTGCGAATGAGTGGCCTGTGGGGGTGTCGTCGTAGTCGATGGTTTCGGTTCTCATAACGGCGCCCCGTTGGTTATTCGATCTGCAAGGCCGTGAGCGAGAGCCCAGCCGGTGAGTAGTGCAAGGGTCACTGCGAAGCCCCTCCACCATGCGTAGCGCAGGGATCGTTGTCTTTGGCTAGCCATCACACCCCCCCCAATAGCGCCACGTAGGCGAGAGTTCCGATAAGCGATCCGGCTACGGTGATGCCTAGGGCGCCGGCCAGCTCCTTGAGTTGGATGGTCATGGCTGGGCTCCTTGCATGGCGGCGTCGATTGCTTGATCAGCACGAACGCTTTCTGATTCGGCTGGCGGAAATCCGAAGCCGATGTACTCGCTCTGTGCTGTTTCAATGGCATCAACGGTCAAAATGCTCCTGGCGTGCCGCCACCGCTCAGCATCCTTCGCCATTGCATCCCGCTCAGCGAGAAGGGCGTCGCGCTCATCCCGCAACGCCTGCATGCGTCCTGAGCCGTACTGCGTTGCGCTCAGTAGCTTGTTCTCTTCGAGAAGGGCGTCGTAGTCTCGCGCCTCGATCACTTCCACAAAGCCACCCTCAAGGCTGGCTATGAAACGCTTCACTTCCTTGCTCATGCCGCTTTCTCCTGCTCTGCCAGCCGCCTCGCGGCCTCCTGCTCAACGAACTCCGGCTGACGCTTGCCGATCATCCAGGCAACGTCCTGTAGCGCATCGGCCAGCAGAGGGTTTGTCTTGGCGATATCACCCCTCAGGCGCTCCCAGTTTGCGGTCAGGCTCAACTGGAGAATCATCGCGGCCGTGAGCTTGAATGCCATCGCTGCGTCGAGGTGCTGGACGCAGTGCTCGGCGCAGGCGTCGATAACTGCCGGCTCGCCACTGTCGATCTGCTCCACGATGGCTTCCTCGATCAGCTCTTTCGGGCCGATGCTGTCCTCTGGCGTGGCGTTGTCCCACGCGAATTGCCCAGCCGAAAGGGCGCGGGCGTTGCGTAACGCTGCGTTCATGGGGATTTCCTCGATATGGCACCCACTGCAAAGCCCCCGTCCTGTATCGCAGGACCAGTGAGGTACAAGGGGAGGCTTTGCGGTGAGTGCTGGGGTAGGAGGGTGATGCAGTGGCCGGTGCTATCCGGATGCCGGCTTGGAACTGGAGCCATCCGGCGGCTCATTTCAGGGCATTGCTGCCACTGGCCAGTTGTACCTAGTACACCGCGCAGAAGCCTGCGCATTCACTGCATCGGTAGAGTTTTCTGGCCTGTCCGCCCAGGCTGACGACGTGCGCCTCAGTGGCGGTCGTGCAGAAAACTCTCCGATACAGCGCTGCTTACGGCAGCGACTCGGCCATCTCAACGGGCAAGCTGTGGAGAGCCCGCCAATGGCTGCCGGTGTTTTACGCAATCAGGGCACTACCGGCTTATCCCTGTCGCAGGTATCCCGAAGGGGCGCTGCGTTCGCCTGTTACTTGGTGCGGCCGATCTCGGCGGCGACGCGGACGATTGCGTTGGCCTCATCGCCGCATTCGCCACCCCAATACTCTTGAATCAGGGAGCCAGATGGCAGTCGTTTCCATGCGCAGCAGTCTTCAAAGTCGATACTGATGCCTAGCGTTCGAGCAAGCCGGTAGCGATCTCCATCATCGTGAAGGGGAGTCCACCAAACTGTGCAATCGCCTGTCTTAATCTTCCCTCCCGCGAACTCATTTTTATACGAGAACTCCAGCCCGGCAGCCTTCGCCGCCAGTTCAAGCAATTCCTTATCTTCCATCATCCATCTCCTTCCAATTCCTCCCCCACCACTCAGCAATGATCCATACGATCCAGATAGCGGTGAGGAGGAGTAAGCCGTGATAGGGGGTCATGCTGTGCCGCGGGCCTTGGCGAGGGCGGCACGGGCTTTCAGGCAGGCTTGCTCGTATCGAATCAGCGCTGGGCACTCCTCAAGAAACGTGTGCCGGTCCTGCTTCTCGTGGTGGAACATTTCGCAGCTTGCGGCTGGAGCTGACTGGTTTAGTAATTCCAAAGCCTCAAGCAAATCAGGCGCCGCGGCTATCAGGCGGGCGTCGGCTTCGGCGTTGCCATGCTTGACCTTGCCCCCGCAAGGCATAATCACGAGGTTGCCGACATTCGCGATGCAGTACGCATCATCGGCGCGCTCAACGGCCCACGGCCCCGGTGTATGTCCGCTCATCTCATCCTCCTATGTGCTTATGGGTGACAGTGGGGCGGTTATGCGGCCAACTGCGCCTCGTCCAAGCGCTGAATGCGCACCACCTGTTGAGCGCGTGGCGACTCAGGCTGGCGTACCGGGCGCATCTGCTGAATGTTCCCGCCGCCGATCAGCAGGGCCACCATCAGCGGGGTGATGATTCCGCGCTTCATAGCCTCAATGCACAGCCCGCGAGTGGTCCGCTGCATGCCCAGCTTGAAGCGGGCGCGGTCCAGCGTTTTCTCCGCGGTGGAAGGCTCGCAGTTCATGCGCCGCGCGATTTCTTTAACCTGCAAGTCCGCCGCAGCAAGCATCGTGGCCATCAGCTGCCGAGGAGCCAGGCCTTGGCCTAGGCGTCCTTGCCATCCTTCAATCTGGATCGTGTCCATGTGAGGCTCCTTTGGTTGGTTTGCTTCCCAATGCACCCTGTCGCCAAGGTGCATGAGGAAGTCATGCGTACTTGCGGACCATCGAATCAATTACGTCGCGGTCCGCGATCTGGCGAATCCCCAGCGCGCGCTCGGCGTGCACACTGATGCGAGTGGGCGTCACTACGCGCGCCTTGCTGTGCTTGCGGATCAGTTCTTCAACGCTTGGATATTTCTTCATAGCTGGCTCTCTGGGTTGTCATCCCAAAGCGCCCGCGTTGGCAGGCGCTTCAGTGATGATTTCCGTGCTTCCGGCCTCCGTTACTTGCCACGGTGGGCTTGGCTGAACTGTCAATGAATCCTTGATAGTTCGATCTCGTTGCGCGCTGTGCCGGAGTCATCTCTCTGCCCGCTGCCGCTACTGGCTTCGCATCGGGTGGCTGCGCAACTTCGCTCGACTGCATATGGAGCCGAGGCAGGTTCCAGAGCCTGCATGGGGCGGGGAGCTTGTAGAGCGCGCTGTACCTTTCGGGACCCCGCCGCGCTGATCTTGAGTTGTATAAAGAGCCTTCCGGGATCACCCGAGGCCTCTCGGCCTGTCGGCGCGGTGTGCTGCGTCGATGGGCATAGTTAACCGCCGGTTTGTTTTCATGTCAATACCGGCGGTTAATAAATTTTCAGGCACCCACAAAAAAGCCCGCTCAGTGGCGGGCTGCAGGTCGATCAGAAATCAGCAGGTCGTGTGGAATCGTGCAGGTCGATGAGGATCAGTAGCCAGAACGGCCGGGGAGGGATACAAAAAGCCCCGCACGAGGCGGGGCTTAATTTGTACTGTTGTCCCGTTGCTCCAAGCTCCGCGATCCACGCAGTGGTCCATCGGCCTTCCAGGCCCGGGGCACGTCCTGTGCTATTGCGAGCGAACTATGATCGAAAGGATCAGGACCGGATACGGCTTAAACATGACGCCGCGTGTAGGCATTGGCGTACAGTCGAAACACTTAGAAAAAGCCCCGCTAGGTGCGGGGCTTGAGGTTACCAACCTTCCGGCTTGGTTATGTTCGTTTCCGGTATTTGATCAGGCAGCTGCGATAGTGAAAGCGCCCTGGTGCTGATCTTTTTCACGAAGGATGCGCACCGGATCATTTCCTTCGTTGAGTTCTGCTTACCGGTGACGAAGATTCCGACCTTCTTTTCAGGGTGGCTCTGCCGGACTAGGCGAATCGCTTCCGCCAGATCGCTATCACTGGAAATGACTACTGCGCAGTCATAGTGATCCCGCCAAGCATCGTTGACCAAGTGAACGGCAAGATTTACGTCGGAGCCTTTCTCTCGAGTCTCAATGACAGTTGCGAATTTTTGGGTGCCGATCGGCGGGTCTAGCTTTCTATTCACGCTGTGCGTAGTGAACTGCCCAACGATGACTTCAAGCTCAGGAATGGTGTGCTTCAGCGCCCTGACATATACCTGCTGTCTTAATGGCTTGCCCTGGTTGGAGCCGCGCGCAGACACGTAGGCGGTGAAGTATTTGATGGTTATGATTTCGTTGTGTGCCTGAAGCATGTTCTGACACAGCTTCATCAAATCGAGCCATCTGTAAGGGCTGTCTTTGAGGCATCCGAAATACAGATTAAAACCGTCAATGTAGATGGCGGTTCTCAGCATTCCCTGCTCCAGAAAAAGCAAAGGCCTCCGAAGAGGCCTCGCGGCCCACGTCTGAGACGTGGGGGTGGTGTAGGTGCAAATTTACTTGTTGCAGCCAGATCTTGCAATACTGGCCACCCATACAGGATCATATCAAACCCTTACCTTTCTCATCGCCACGATGGCGCCGCCCCTCACATCGCCCCGCCGCGCCATACAATGCGGCCGACGATATCAACCCCACGGATACCCTCATCGCTGATCGGCATGTCCGGGTAGAGGGTCTTGTTGTCGTTGTCGGAGCGAATCAGCCATCCGCCCTTTATGTCGCGGATCAGGCGCTTGAAGATCATCTCGCCGTCCGGGTCGAGGAGGGCAAACATCTTTCCATTGGCCGGATCAACTGCTGCCACGTCCAGCAGCACCACCTCGCCATCGGTCAGCGTCGGCCAGTTGCTGTCGCCATGGTTGTAGGCGACGCGGAGGTTGTCCGGCTTGAGGCCCATTCGGCACAGCCAGTCGCGCTTGAAGGCCAGGCCGCCTTTGATCTCGACATGATCATTCAGGTAGCCATTACCGGACGAGCCCTTGGCGGTGTACTGCGGGATGAGGGCGTAGTCGTCTGAGCTGGGCGATCCGCCCTCATCTGTGCCTGGCGATATCTCGACAACGGTTCCCGCCGGCCGCTTCTCGGCGGTCATACCTGCAATTTCTTCTGCCAAGCGCGGGCTGAAGCGCTCCACTGGTTCGCCGATCAGCCTGGCCAGCACCGAAGCAAATTTCGCATTAAGTGGGTTTACCCCGTTCAAGTACATAGCAACAGCCGCGGGAGAGATACCCGCAGCGTCTGCCACCTTGGCCTGAGTGAGCCCAAGCGAGTTTTTTCGAGAAACGAAAAGCGCCTTCGCCGCTTCGCATTCGGCGCGCTGTTCGGCTGATAGATCTTTTTTCTTGCTCATTTGCGCAATTTAAACCGTTGGTTAACAAAAAGCGGCAACCGCCGGTATTGCTACTCGGTTAACCGCCGGTTAGTATTGGCAGCGAAGAACTTTTCGCCGAGGCAAGGAAATGAAGAAGACCCCGCTGCCTGACCTGGTTAAGCGACTCGGTCAGGGCGCAGTAGCAAAGGCCTTGGGGGTGAGCGCTCCAGCAATCGCGAAAGCCCTCGGAGCAGGCCGCGAAATCTATGTCACTGAACACGGTGATGGCACTTTCACCGCAGAAGAACTACGCCCATTCCCGTCGCAGGCGGCGAGAAGCCAGGCCGCCTAAGAGACATCCCTGTCAGTGGTTTCCATGGTTCGCATATTAGGAGCCAGGGCAGGGCGGAGAAATCGGGACGGTGGTGCTGGTTTTGTATCCAGTACCAGAACAGTGAAGGGGTGACGAGATGGGCAATGCGCAGCACATCAACAGCGTACTGGATCGCGTTCTGTCCGGTATGGGCGCTGAGGAGGGGATTCCCGCTGCCTCGCGTGAAGAGTATCGGGACATGGCAGTGACTGCGGCCGGCATGGTTCGCGGCTGCGTGACAAAGGCCAGAAAGCAAAAAACCGCAGGACTGTGTTTGCAGTACCTGCGGCTTTCGTTGCGTGACTCGGCGGCAACCGAGAAGCGCGTTTTGAAGCAGAAGTCGGAGCAAGTATGAGCAACGTCACCCAACTACGCAATACCGGGGGGTTCACCCGGATGGACAACGATCTGTACGAGGCCCTTATCCGGGCTGATCTGTCTGGCAGGGAGCTACGTGTTGCCCTGGCTATCCATCGCTTCACTGCAGGCTATAACTGCGACACCGCACGCATCCCTGCGGCCACCATCGCAAACCTCTCCGGTATCGCCCGTGAGAACGTCTCGCGCATCATCGGTGAGCTGATCCGTCAGCGTGTGATTTTCCGTGCTGGTGGCAGTAAGGCGCCGATCGGAATTTCACCTTCCAGCGAGTGGAAAATTGACCTCAAAAACGAGGACAAGAAGGCACAACCGAAAGCGACACAGTGTGTTAAATCCGACACGTCCTTAGTGTCATTTCCGACACACATTAAAGACAGGAAAGACATTCTAGTTCCTTCGGAACTCGTCGACGCCGAGCGTCAACCGGAGCCGGTCGAGCCGATCATCACGGTTCGCAATCACGCCAAAGTCGAGCCATGCCCACATGCCGCCATTGTCGACCTGTTCCACGAAGTGCTGCCTGAGCTTCCAGGCGTTGCCCTGATCAACAAAACCCGCCAGCAGCACCTGCAGAGCCGGTGGCGCGAACACGCAGCACACCGCGACCTTGGGTTCTGGCGTGAATTCTTCGAGTCGGTGAAATCCTCTGATTTCCTGATGGGCAAGGTTCAAGGCCGCAACGGCGGCAAGCCATTCCGCGCCACGTTCGACTGGCTGATCTGCCCCTCCAACTTCGTCAAGGTCGTGGAGGGCAACTACCATGCGTGAGCCCTACAGCCTCGAATCCGAACACGCGGTGCTTGGCGCGATGATGCAGCGTCCTGAACTGATCGACGTTCTGGCGCAAGACCTGACGGCTGATGATTTCTACCTGGCCGATCATGCGGAAATCTTTCGCGCAATCATGAACCTGCAGGCGGCGAACAGCCCGATTGACTTCCTGACAGTCGCAGAGGCTCTTCAGACGCTGCTGAACGGAGACAGCCCGCTGGCCTACTGCGCGGAGATCGTGACGAACACGCCGAGCGTGGCCAATGCCCGCGCGTATGCCGAGATCATCAAGGAGCGCTCCGTTGACCGGTCGCTTATCCTGTGTGGTGACCGCATCGCAGAGATCGCGCTGGGCGACGCGCCTACGGCAGAGAAGATCGCTGCGGCTCAAGCGGAAGTGCTTGGGATCGACGGCGAGGCGGCTTCTGCTGAGGTGGTGAAAGCTTCGGACGTGCTAACTGATCACGTCGAAGAGCTGCAGCGCCGTAGCGATCGAGGCGATGAACTGGACGGACTTTCCACCGGCATCGCCGATCTCGACGAGAAACTTCAGGGGCTCAAGCCAGAACAGCTGATCATCATCGCCGGACGCCCCGCCATGGGTAAAACAACCCTGGCGATGAACATCGCTGCGGACGTCGCCCTTCGCCAGAAGAAGCAGACATTGGTGATCAGCCTGGAGATGAGCAACGGTCAGTTGATGGACCGGTTCCTGGCTGCCGAGGGCAAGATCCCGCTGCAGCTGATCAAGAACGGATCGGCGCCACGCGAATACGGCACCGAACTGAACTCCGCCGCGTACCGCATCAAGAACGCGCCGCTGTATATGTCGGATCGGGCGAGCATGACCATCAGCCGCATTCGCGCTGCTGCGCGCCGGCACAAGCGCCGGTACGGCCTGGACCTGATCGTCATCGACTACCTGCAGCTGATGGACTCGGACGCGCGCTCAGGCAACCGCACCGAGGAAGTAAGCCAGATGAGCCGCCACGCGAAGCTGATGGCCAAGGAGCTGAAGTGTCCCGTGGTCATGCTCAGCCAGCTTTCGCGCCAGTGTGAACAGCGCCACAACAAGCGACCAGTACCTGCGGACCTTCGCGAATCAGGAGCCATCGAGCAGGACGCCGACATCATCGTCTTCGTGTACCGCGACGAGGTTTACAACCCCGACACCGAATACAAGGGCGTGGCCGAGATCATCATCGGCAAGGGCCGGGACATCGAAACCGGCACCGTCCGCACCGCTTTCCTTGGCCAGTACAGCCGATTCGAGCAGCTGGCGGCCGGTTGGACTGAGCCGGAAGAGAAGCCGCGCGCGAACGTTTCCACATTGGCAGGGCGCTACGGGAGGCCCGCATGAAGCGCGGCAACGACTACCGACTTGTGCAGATGGATGGCGCGGTGAAGCGCGCTTTGGGGGCTAAGCGATGAGAATTGAGCAAATAGGATTGGCGACCCTGTACCTCGCCGACTGCATGGAAGTCCTGCCGACGCTCGGTAAGGTCGATGCCGTGATTACTGATCCGCCCTATGGGGAGCAGACCCATTCGAAGGCAAAGAGCAATCGCTCTACCGCTACCGAGAAAAAGGCGATCGACTTCAGCTCGCTGACCTCTGATCAGCTTGGTGTCGTATTGGCTGAGTGCGCCACGCATTGCGAGCGCTGGCTGGTTGCAACGATGGAGTGGCGCCACATAGCAACCTTTGAGAAGGCCCCGCCCGCCGGCTGGGACTTCGTTAGATTTGGCGTGTGGGTGAAGACCAACCCTATGCCGCAGATCAGCGCAGACCGCCCCGCGCAGGGCTGGGAAGGCATCGCATATTTGCACGCGGCCAGCGGCGTGAAGAAACGCTGGAATGGCGGCGGGAGCCACGGCAATTACATTGGGGCGCTCGTTACTGACGGCGCGCACCCTACCGGCAAGCCATTGCCGCTGTTCGAGCAGTTCGTGCAGAAGTTCACCGATTACGGCGACACCGTTCTGGACCCGTTTATGGGCTCGGGCACAACAGGCGTTGCCGCTGTTCAGCAGGGCCGGAAATTCATCGGCGTTGAGCGAGACCCTAAATACTTCGAGGCGGCCTGCAAGCGCATCGAGGAATCCCAGCGCATCACCGATATGTTCGTTGCCCAGCAAGCCGTCGCGCCGGTTGCTGGCGACCTCTTCGCGGAGGATGCCGCATGAGCACACTTCACGAAATGGCCGAAGCCTTCGAGCAGGCCCGCACAGCTCCCGATGCACTCGAACGCGCATTCGGTCTAGAGGAGGAAGTTCGGAAAGGTGGCGTTGCTGCTGTGCGGGAGCGGCTGAAAGGTGATGGCCGTCCGGACTGCCTTGATTGTGGCGAGGACATTCCGAAAGAGCGTCGCGATGCCGTGAAGAACGCCGTGCGCTGCAAGGAATGCCAGGACGACCACGACAAGCGGGAGGCGCGCCGCCATGGCTGACCTCATGCTCCGCTCCGACATGGACCGCCAGCGCCTCATCAGCTTCCTGCAGGGCTTGGACCTTTCCAAGCCTCGCAAGGTGGCCATCACCGAAGTGCGCAGCAAGCGCTCCGACGCCCAAAACCGTCTGCTCTGGCAGTGGAACGGCCTGATTCAGCAGCACCTGCGCGAGTCCTTCGGGCAGATCGCCAGCGCTGAGGAATGGCACGAGATCCTGGTCAGCAAGCTCTGGCCGTCCGAGGTTCATCCGGTAGAGCTGCCGGACGGTACCCGGTACCGCGTCGGCCGCGCCAAGACTCGAGCATTCACGATCCAGCAGATGACCACTTACCTGGAGCTGCTTGACGCCTACTGCGCCGAGCACCTTGGCCTGCTGTTGCCGCATCCGGAAGACCTGATGTACGCCATCTACGGCGAGCGGAGGGCAGCATGACCCGCATCGTCTCCAAGAAGCTCCGCGACAGCGCCAAGGGCCAGAGCTGCACGCTTCGCCTTCCGGGCTGCGGCCACGATGACGGCACAGTCGTTCTGGCCCATCTGCCGTGCGGCCAGAAGGGAATGGGCATGAAGGGGCCGGACCAGATTGCCTGCTTCGCCTGCGACCACTGCCATTCGGTGCTCGACGGGCGCCGCAAGGGCGAAATCACCGAGGGCGACATGCTGCGCGCCCTGGCTGAAACACAACTGATCTGGCTCCGCGATGGGCTGCTGACTGTGAAGGGAGTTGCCGCATGACACTGGAAGCCCAAGCGCTACTCATCTTCACCTCAGCGTTCGCCCAAGTGTTCCTGCTTGGCCTGAACAGCAAGCTACTGCGCGACGACAAGATCCCGGCCGGATTCGTCGTGTCCTGGCTGATCACGCTCGCACAGTTCGCCTACATCTGGTCGGTCGCCAATTCGAAAATCGACACCGTGCCGTTCCTTCTGATCTCCGGCCTGGGCGGCTCGCTCGGCATCACGGCTGCTCAGTATTTCTACCGCTGGTACGACCGCAAATTTCACCGCAAGGGAGCCGCAGCATGAGCGAGCTGAAAGCAACGAACCCGAAGGACGCAATCGGCTCGAGCAAGCTGCCGATCCACCTGTGGCCGACCACCGCTAGCGCCATGGGCTCCATTGGCCTGCTTGACGGGATGTTGAAGTACGGGCGCGCCAACTGGCGGGCTTCCGGTGTGCGCGCTTCGATCTACTTCGACGCCGCCAATCGCCACCTCAACGCCTGGTTTGAGGGCGAAGAGAACGACCCGGACAGTGGCGTGCCGCACCTGGCCCATGCGCTGGCCTGCCTCGCGATCATTGTCGACGCCCAGGCAGCCGGGAAGCTCAACGACGACCGCCAGCACAAGGGCGGCTATCGCGCGCTGATCAACGAACTGACCGGGCATGTTGGCCGGCTAAAAGAGATGCACGCGGACAAGGCGCCGAAGCACTTCACGATCGCGGACATGCCCGAGCAATTCGGCCAGCAGAACACCATCGACTGCCGCACGGATGCCGAGAAGGCGGAGCTGGCATGAAGATCAGCGCAATCGATTTACAGGCGAGGCTAGGCGATGAAGTGCTCTGCGGCGAGGCGTGGATTAACAGCGGAAGGCCTGATTGCGAAGGCTCGTGCGGAGGAGCTTGCCGGGCAGGCTGCGGACAAGATGCGGGAGCGCTGCGAATCGATGGGGCTGCCGAAGTGGCGCCAGTGGGTATCGAGCGAGCTGGACAAGATGAGCCCGCTCATGCGGTCGATGATCCTCGCGGCGCTGAAGGCGAGGGCAGGTAGATGAGCAAGCCAGAAGACACGCTAGCCCTTCACCTTCGCGCGGAAGGCATCGAAGCCATCCGAGAGTACCGGTTCGCTGCTGAAGCTTGTGGAGGGCCTGGTAAGGGCCTGCGTGATCGTCTGGCCAAGGCTGGCCTGCAGGACTGGCGCGCTGACTTCGCGCTGCCGGAGCAAGGATTGCTGATCGAGGTAGAGGGTGGCGGCTGGACAGGCGGGCGTCACACCCGCGGCGCTGGCTTCGCTGCCGACCTCAAGAAATACGACGCCGCTGCCCGCCTTGGGTGGCGCGTCTACCGCTGCGACCCCGCCATGATCAAGAGCGGGCGAGCAATCGAGACAATCCGAATTCTGATGCAGCAGGGGGGGGAGTGCGCGTGAAGAGATTTCACGATAAGTACCGCCAGGAAGATCGAGGTTATGTATCTCCATGCTGGATCTGGCAGGCCGGAAAAGACAGAGACGGATATGGGCGATTTGTAATGAACCGGAAGACGATGGCCGCCCACCGCGCTTCGTGGGAGTTGCATGTTGGCGAGCTTCCGCCATATCCGGAAAAAGAAATAGACCATCTCTGCAAGCAGAGGGACTGCGTTAATCCGCGCCACCTGCGAGCGGTTACCCACAATGAAAATTGTGAGGATGCCAGCGGCTTTGCGCAGGAGAACAAGGCAAAGACTCATTGCGCCAAAGGTCACCCGCTCACTGAGGACAATGTCTACGTCAGGAAACTGGGGTGGAGGGCGTGCAGGACCTGCCAGATTGAGTGGTCACGCTCATACAGAGCATCGAAGAGGACAGCCTGATGGCCGCACGCAAGCACGACGACGAGACAATCAAGGCCGCGCTGACTGGCCGTACTGTGGCTGCCGCCGCAAAGATCCTGAATCTGCATGAGCGCCGGGTATGGGAGCACAAGGCTCGCTTCGCGCGTGAAGGTTGGAGTCCGGAGCATGGGCTGACAATCGGCGCGCCTGAGACGTTTCTGCTGTCCAAGCTGACCGTGCAGCGCGGGAAGAACGGCGAGATCGAAAAGACCTGGCCAAGATATTCGCCCGACATGGTTAAGCAGATGGCCGCCATGCGCGCCACGGTTGCGGCAATGCAGGAAGAGCTGAAGCCCGAGAAAGCGCTGCCGGCTCCGCTGCAGACGCTTGCGCACCTGCTCAACTGCTACGTCATCACCGACTACCACCTCGGCATGAATGCCTGGGCGGAGGAGACGGGCGCAGCATGGGATATGAAGATCGCCGAGGACACGCTGGTCGGCTGGTTTGGTGCCGCCATCGCCCAGGCGCCTGACTCCCATACCGGCGTATTCGCTCAGCTTGGGGATCTGCTGCATTGGGATGGTATCCAGGCGGTCACCCCGACATCCGGCCACGTCCTCGACGCCGACACTCGGTTTCAGAAGCTGGTCCGCGTGGCAATCAGCGTCATCCGCCGCGTGACGGCCATGCTGCTGCAGAAGCACGAGCGCGTCGTTCTCCTGATGGCTGAGGGCAACCATGACCTGGCATCAAGCGCCTGGCTGCGTGAGCTGTTCGCGGCCCTGTACGCCGATGAGCCCCGCATTCAGGTAATCACCCGGCCAGACCCGTACTACTGCATTGAGCACGGCCGCACGTCGCTGTTCTTCCACCACGGCCACAAGAAGCGTATGGACTCCCTCGAGACGGTATTCATCGCCAAGTTCCGCGAAGTCTTCGGCCGCACCAAGCACAGCTACGCGCACACCGGCCACCTGCATCACAACGTCCTGCGTGAGACGAACACCATGCAGATTGAGCAGCACCGCACCCTGGCGGCGCCAGACAGTCACGCAAGCCGAGGCGGGTGGATGAGTGGACGAGACGCCAAGGTCATCACCTACCACGCCGAGCACGGCGAAGTGGGGCGAATCATCGTGTCGGCCGACATGCTCAAGGGGGAAGCAGCATGATCTATCAGAACGTAGTTTCCGCAGTAGTGCGCGCCCTGGCGAGCGAAGTGATCAACTCGGCTGGTGGCTGCGACTTTCAACCGAAGGTGCAGGCTGCGCGAGTGCCGGGCGCAATATGCGGCAAGGAAGAAGCCTTCCTGACTGACTGTTGGGTGCATGGGCGTCTGCACAAAGCGTTGCCGGCTCACCTATGGGATGCATTGACCTCGAAGTACAGCACGCACCTTGACCGTAAGCACGCAGCCATGATGGCTGTTGCAGGCCGCGTGAAGTCACCAGCGCCGAAGCGGTTCGTGGAATGCGCGACTGCTACCTGGGCATTCCCGAAGCTGCCGGGCATGGATGGCAAACGCTCGACCAACGTGCTGCCGCATGCCTGGTACGTGCTTGATAACTGGGATGAGGATGGGCGCCCTCAGAAGACGCTTGAGAGATGGCGCCGGGACATTCGCCGGGATCTGGAGCGTCAGGTGGATCTGGCGTTGGTTGAGGCCCATGAAATCCTCGCGGCTGAGGGGATTCTTGCTGATCAGGCTGCTTGATTGGTAGGAATCCTCACGACTGCAAAGATATTTTCAATTGCCTATTGCATTCACTGAGCCGCTGAGCCAATATCTCTCCATCCTGACCGATTTACGCGTTAAGGAATGACAATGAACAAATGAAGCCCCGGCACAGAGCAATCTGGTCGGGGCTTTTTCGTTTCGGGCGGAACCTGGCTGATGAAGGCCTCGCCATCCTGCGCCCATCTAATCCCCGGCCTGCTTGCCATCGGCTACGCGCCACACGCAGCACACTGCGCGACCTGAGTACAGGTATCGCCCCGTAGACGTGCGGGGAATCGGGCACTACACCACGAATTCCGGCCCCACGCCTGCCTCCTAGCTCATAGGCGGATGGCAGCTGTGTGTGAGGCCGGACCTATTCACTCTGCCGCATAGCTGAGACGACCCCATGCCAGAGAAAAGCCCTGACTTCTGGGTGGCACTAGCTGCGGCCCTGCGCGAACACGGCCTGGCCATGATGCTGACCTTCGTTCTGTCCTACATCCGAATCCACCTCTACGGCGACAAGAAGAGCCCATTGGCCAGACTGCTCGAATCAACATTCGGTGCGCTGCTGATCATGCTCGTCGGCTTAGGGGTGAACGCCATGGGCGCGAACCTTGCCTGGACGCTATTCGCTGCCGGTTTGATCGGCCTGCTTGGCGTGGATCAGGTAAGGGCGCTGGCCGGTAAGTGGGCGGAGCGAAAGATATCGCAATGAAACGCCTCCACGCCTACCTCCTGTCCGCCTACCTAATAGCCTTCCTATGTGGCCTGCTCGTCGCCGAGGCCTGGAAATGGGGGAGGAGAGAGTGGAGGAGAAGATATGGAATACGTCCTGTATAGCGTTGGCGCGGTAATAACCGTTTTGCTGGTTGCTGGCTTCTGCCTGATGGTGAAGCTGGAGTCGGCACACGCTCGTCGCACCAACTGCAGGTGCTGCAAGACAAAGCTCCGCAGTGAGGGCGGCTTCCTTGTTCCGTTCTTGGGGAGGGGTTTCTGCCCGAGATGCGCCACGTCTCTGATGAGAGGGAGTAGGGCCAAATGAGCACATATGAAGTTCACGCCGTCGGCATGGTTCACGATGTCACGGCACACACCTACACGATCGGATCGGAAGGCCTGAAGTTCATCGGCTCCGATGGCGTCACAGTTGCGATATTCACCACGTTCGACTGGATGAAGCTAGTCCCGGTCACTGCATAGAGAAAACACCATGGCACGTCCAAGTGATTACACCTCAGAGCTGGCTGAGGCGATATGCCTACGCCTGGCGGAAGGTGAATCGCTGCGGTCTATCTGCCGTGATGATGTGATGCCCGATAAGGCGACTGTGATGCGCTGGATAGCTCGCCACGATCTGTTCCGCGACCAATACGTGCGGGCAAAGGAACAGGGCGCCGAGGCTCTGGCCGAAGAGATGTTCGAGATTGCCGACGATGGCTCGAACGACTGGATGGAGCAGCTAGACAACGAGGGCGTCGCAGTTGGCTACAAGCTCAACGGCGAGCACGTCCAGCGCTCAAAGCTGAGGATCGACATCCGCAAGTGGTATCTGTCCAAGATCCTGCCGAAGAAATACGGCGACCGCATTCAGCAAGATGTAACGGTCGACGTTAAAGACGGCCTGGCCGAGAAAATGGCGGCAGCTCGTGAACGTGCGCAGCGGGGTTGACCCTGAGCTGCAGTTGATCGAGGACATTGCCAGCTTCACCCATGACCCGCAGGGCTTCGCGATGTACGCGTTCCCCTGGGGGCATGGTGAGCTTGCCGGCGTTGAACGTCCTCGCGACTGGCAGTGGGAGACGATGGGCGTCATTGGCGACCATCTCAGCAATCCAGAGACGCGCTTTCAGCCGCTGATGATATCGGTAGCGTCCGGTCACGGTATCGGCAAGTCCGCCGAGATGGGCATGATCCTCAATTGGGCCATGTCCACCTGTGAAGACTGCAAGGTCGTTGTAACGGCAAACACTGAGAACCAGCTGCGGACGAAGACCTGGCCGGAGATCGGCAAGTGGTTCCGCCTGGCGATCAACAAGCACTGGTTCAACGTCACCGCGACGAAGGTGGCCTCGGTCGACCCTGAGCACACCGACAGCTGGAAGGCTGACGCGGTGCCATGGAGCGAGCACAACACCGAAGCATTCGCCGGCCTGCACAACAAGGGCAAGCGCATCGTCCTGATCTTCGACGAGGCCTCGAACATCGCCGACAAGGTGTGGGAGGTCGCAGAAGGCGCGCTGACGGACGAGGACACCGAAATCATATGGCTGGCCTTCGGTAACCCGACGCGGAACACTGGCCGCTTCCGTGAGTGCTTCACGCGCTACAAGCACCGGTGGGTCACCAAGCAGGTCGATTCGCGCACGGTGGATGGCACCAACAAGGCGCAGATCGCCAAGTGGGCCGAAGACTACGGCGAAGACTCCGACTTCTTCCGTGTGCGTGTGCGCGGCATGTTCCCGAGGGCTTCCGACTTGCAGCTGATCCCGACTGACTGGGTGGCCGAGGCCATGCGGCGCGAGGCTGTGTTCGGCCTGTCTGATGCGCTGATCTGCGGTATCGACATTGCGCGCGGTGGTGCTGACAACAACGTGATCCGCTTCCGGCGCGGCCTTGATGCTCGATCAATCAAGCCTATCCGCATCCCTGGCAGCGAGACGCGAGACACCACCGTGTTCATCGCCAAGGTCTGCACGGTGGTGCAAGAGCACAAGCCAGACGCCGTATTCGTCGACTCAACGGGCGTAGGCGGGCCAGTGGCTGACCAGCTGCGGCGGCTCATGCCCGGCATCGTCATCATCGATGTGAACTTCGCCAGCGCTGCCCCTGATAACCACTACGCGAACATGCGCACTTACATCTGGTGGATGTTGCGCGAGGCGTTGCGTGCTGGCCTTGCTATTGAGCAATGCCCTGACCTGGAGGCCGAACTGACCTCGCCTGAGTACACGCACAACCAGCGGGACCAGATCGCCCTGGAGAAGAAGGCCGACATCAAGAAGCGCCTAGGGATCAGCCCGGACGACGCCGACGCCCTGGCTCTGACCTTCACCTTCCCGGTGCAGAAATCCGAACACACCCACGCTCAAGGCTCCGCGCTGCTGAGCGAGTACGACCCTTTTGCGAGGCAATGACGATGTGCGGAAGCAAGATCATCAAGAAGATTCACAAAATCCATGACCCACTGGACCTCGACAACAAGTTGCTCGACCCGATGGGCCTGCCGTCGATCAACGGCAAGGAGAACGGACTGATACAGGACCCCGTAGAGATCGGCTCAACGCAGGTGGCGAAAGCGCCCGATGCTCCGACCGAAGTAGACGGCGGCGTACTGGCTGCCCGTGAAGACGAGCGCCGTCGCCGCGCTGCTGCTGCAGGCCAGAACAGCACCATCCTGACTGGTGGCCTTGGTTCCGCAAACACTGGGCAGAAAACACTGCTGGGGGCGTAAATGGCTGACTCTCTGCGTCAACAGCTGGATCGTCGGCTGTCCCAGCTCAAGAACGAGCGCGACAAGGGCTGGCTGCCACTGTGGCGCGACATCAGCGATCACATTGCTCCGGATATGGGGCGGTGGAATAACTCGGACGTGAACGAAGGCAAGCGCCGCGATCAGTTGATCATCAACTCGACCGGCCGTAGCGCGCTCAAAGTGCTCGCCTCTGGCATGTTCAGCGGCATGACCAGCCCCTCGCGGCCGTGGTTCAAGCTGGCCACTCCTGACGCTGCGCTGATGGAGTTCGGGCCGGTCAAGTCCTGGTTGCACCAGGCAGAGCTTGCCATGCAAGACGTGTTTGCGCGCTCCAACCTGTACAACGTGCTGCCGACTCTGTACGCAGAGCAGGGCGCGTTCGGTGTCGGCGCCATTGCCTGTATGCCTGATGACGACGAGTTCATTCGGTTCTACAACTTCACAGCCGGCAGTTACATGGCTGCGACCAGCGCCCGGCAGCAGGTCGACACGCTCTATCGCGAGTTCAAGATGACCGCGCGACAGATGGAGCAGCAGTTCGGCAAGGAAGCGCTCAGCTCCACCGTGCAGACGCTTCTGGGCACCAATCCTGATGCCTGGGTCGATGTGTGTCATGCGGTCGAGCCCAACGACAAGCGCATCACCACGCGCGATGACAGCCGCAACATGCCGATTCGCTCCGTCTACTGGGAGAAGAGCGGCGACCAAGACAAGATGCTGCGCGAGTCTGGCTTCAAGACTTCGCCCATCATGGTCCCGCGCTGGGATGTGAACGGGGAGAACGTCTACGGCTCCGGTCCTGGCTCAGTTGCCTTGGGTGACACTAAGGCGCTGCAGCTGATGGAGAAGCGCAAAGCTCAGATGCTTGAGAAGGGCGTGAACCCACCCATGGGCGCGCCTGGCTCGCTGCGCGGGCAACGTGCATCGATCCTGCCGGGTGACATCACCTACATCGATCAGAACGCCATAGGGCAGGGTTTCGCGCCGCTGTATGAGATCAACCCAGGTTGGTACAGCGCATTGCGCGGCGAGATCATGGCGCACGAGGAGCGAATCAACTCGGCCTTCTTCGTCGACCTGTTCCTGATGATCAGCAGCATGGACGACGTGCGCACCGCTACCGAGATCGCCGCGCGCAAGGAAGAGAAGATGCTGATGCTCGGCCCCGTGCTCGAGCGGATGAATGACGAGCTGCTTGATCCGCTGATTGACCGCGTCTTCAGCCTGATGATGGAGCAGTCGCAACCGCGCTGGGCTGGCCTGCTTCCGGGCAATCCAATCCTTCCGCCGCCGCCGAAAGAGTTGGCCGGCATGGACCTGAACGTTGAATACGTGTCCATCCTGGCTCAGGCGCAGAAGGCGCTGGGCGTCTCTGGAATCGAGCGTGCCATTGGCTTCGCAGGCAATCTCGCAGGCATTCAGCCGGACATCATCGACAAGATCGACTTTGACCAGGCCGTCGACGAGTACACCGCAATGCTGGGTGTGCCGCCGACGATTGTTCGCTCGGACGAGGATGTCGCGCAGATGCGCCAAGCGCGCGCACAGGCCCAGCAGCAGCAAGCAGCCATGGAACAGATGAGCGCAGGCATTCAAGGCGCCAAGCTTCTCTCCGAAACCGACGTCTCCGGCGATAACGCACTCACCGCACTGGTAGGCCAATGACCAACGCAGCCAACGAAGCCGCCGCCAAAAAGGCCGCGGTACTGGATCAGTTCGCCTCGAAACAAGCCGACGATGACTTTCTCTGGCTGATGGGCCAGCAGTCCGGGCGCCGCTTCGTGTGGGGCCTGCTGAGCCGCTGCAACCTGTTCTCCACCAGCTTCAACACCCACGGCGGGCTGATGACGCTGGCCGAGGGCAAGAAGCAGATCGGCTACCAGTATCTGGAAAAGATCAATCAGCTCTGCCCCGACCTCTACGTCGTGATGATGAACGAGGCAAACGAGGCCGTGCACAACCGACAGCTCCAGTTGGAGCAAACAGAGGGAACCAATGACTGACTCGACTCAAGCAAGCGCTCCGGAATCACCCACCAGCGCCGCGGCAGACGTTCAGTCCGGAGCCCCTGCAGTTGCACCTGTGACCGAGCAAGCCCCGGCAACGCCGGAAGCTCCCGCAGCGGCAACGGCAGAGGCGCCCGGCCAGCCAGCAACGCCAGTGGAATACACGGACTTCGCCGTGCCGGAAGGCTTGGAGATGGACGCGGAAGTGCTGACCAACTTCAAGGGAATTGCCAAAGAACTTGGCATTACCCAAGAGGCGGCACAGAAGCTCATCGACTTGCAGGCATCGCTGGAGACCAAGCGTTCCGCTGCAGCAGAGCAGGCGCAGGCCGAACAGGCGCAGCAATGGGCAGCCCAGATCAAGGCCGACAAGGAACTGGGCGGCGAGAACTACAGCAAGACCGTAGAGACCGCCATCAAGGCCATTGAGCAATACGGCTCACCCGAGCTGCGCAGCCTACTGAACGAAACCGGAATCGGTAACCACCCCGAGCTGGTGAAGTTCTGTCATCGCATTGGCAAGGCCCTCTCCGAGGATGGCCTGGTAATGGGCGGCACCCAATCCACAAGCCGCAAATCTGACGCTGAAGTCTTCTACGGCGCTAATTGATCGAGGAAATAAACAATGGCCGTTATCGGAAACACCGCACTGACCCTGGCGGACTGGGCTAAGCGCCAAGACCCCGACATGAAACAAGCACGCATCGTTGAGATGCTGAGCCAAACCAACGAAGTTCTGACCGACATGCTCTGGCTGGAAGGAAACCTGCCCACCGGTCACCGCACCACGACCCGCACCGGTCTGCCGACTGGCGCCTATCGCGCGCTCAACGCGGGTATCCCGAGCGAGAAGAGCACCACTGCCCAGGTCGATGAAACCTGCGCGATGCTCGAATCGCTGGGTGTAGTCGACGAGGCGCTCGCTGCGCTGAACGGCGGCACTGCTGCATTCCGCCTGTCCGAGAACGCGGCTTTCGTGGAAGGCATGAACCAGACCATGTCGTCTGGCATCTTCTACAACAACTCCGCGCTGAACCCGGCTCAGTTCACAGGTCTGGCCCCGCGCTACTCGGACAGCACCGCCAAGAACGGCCAGAACATCATCAAGATGGGCGGCGCCGGCTCGGACAACACCTCCATCTGGCTGATCGTCTGGGGCGAGCACACTGTCCACGGCATCTATCCGAAGGGCAGCAAAGCTGGCCTGGACCACAACGACATGGGCGTAGACCTGGTCGATGATGGCACCGGCAAGAAGTTCCGCGCTTTCCGTGACCACTACAAGTGGGACTGCGGCGTTGCTCTGCGCGATTGGCGCTATGCGGTTCGCCTCTGCAACATCGACGTGTCCGACCTGATCGCTGACAGCTCTGGCGCGACCGTCAAGCTGGTGGAGAACATGATTCGCGCTGTCCACCGCATCCCGAACCTGCGCATGGGTCGCGCTGCGTTCTACATGAACCGCACCGTGCGCGAGATGCTCGACATCCAGGCGATGAACAAGTCCAACGTCCAGCTCTCGATCAAAGAGTACGACGGCGAGTTCATCACCAGCCTGCGTGGCGTGCCGTTCCGCACCACTGACGCCCTGCTCAACACCGAAGCCGCCGTGGCTTGAGGAGAAACTGATGATCACCGATAAGCTGAATACCTTCAGCGCTGCGCAGGCAGTCACCGCAACAGCCGCTTCGACGGATGTTATCGACCTCGGGCCGCTGACTCATGGCAATACCCGTCGCGACATTGGCGCCGGCGAGCCGATCCACCTCGTCGTTGCTGCGCTGACCACTGCGACTGCGGCCGGCGAAGCTACCGTGAACTTCCAACTGCAGACCAGCGACGACAACAGCACCTGGGTCACTCTGTACGACTCCGGCGCTGTGGCTCTTGCAGGTCTGTCCGCTGGCAAGCAGCCCGTCGCTGTGGCTGTGCCGCGTGGCGTGCGTCGTTACCTGCGCGTGAACTACGTGGTTGGCACTGGTCCTCTTACTGCTGGCAGCTTCTTCGCCGGCTTGGTCAAGGATGTTCAGGACACCGCCTATTACGCCAGCGGCTTCACCGTAGCGTAAGGAGGAACCATGGACGTAGTTGCAACCGACGTTGGGTTCTACGGCGGCCTCCGCTGCATCGGCGAGCGGTTCGAGATCGCAGACGAAAAGGATCTCGGCAGCTGGATGGAGAAGGTGGGCGAGTCGAAGCCCAAGCAGGAAAAGGCAAAGCCCGGCCAAAAGCCGGCCGCCAAGCCTGAAGAAAAGCCGGAAGACAACCTTCCGGACGCGTAACACCAAGGGGCCTTCGGGCCCCTACTCATTTCCGGAGATCGCATGGCCAGTGTCGTCCAAATCTGCAACATGGCGCTCACCCGCATCGGGCAGAACCAGTTCATCGACTCGATAGACGAGCAGAGCAAGGCGGCTGAGCTGTGCGCGCTCCACTATGAGCAGTGCCGCGATCAGGTGCTGCAAGATTTCCCCTGGCCCTTTGCCGAGGCGCGTGTCTCCCTGGCCGACATTGGGTCGCCGCCGCAGAACTGGGCCTATCGGTATCGCTATCCGACCGACTGCCTGCAGATCCGGCACATCACCACGCCCGGTATGCGGCAGCCACGTGTCGAGCAGCGCGTGCAGTTCAAGGTCATCAATGCCACTGGCGGGCGAGCAATCGTCACCGACCAGGAGCAGGCCGAACTGGTTTACACGCTGAAAGTCGAGGACACCACGTATTTCTCGCCGCTGTTCACCGGCGCCCTTGCGTGGCGCCTCGCGGCCGAGCTGGCCATGGGGCTGCAGGCCAAGCCAGAGAACTACAGCGCGGCCATTCAGAACTACCTCATCACCATCGATCAAGCCCGAGCCCTTGCGTTTGAAGAAAGCGAGGAGGGGCCGTTTCCTGAATCCGAGTTCATACAGGCGCGCAACTAATGGGCACATCCACCATTCAGCCGTCGTTCGCTGCCGGTGAACTGGCGCCGTCGCTGTATGCGCGCGTAGACCTGGCCCGCTACCAGACCGGCCTGCGCCTGTGCTCGAACTTCTTTGTCATGCCCTACGGCGGGGTGAAAAATCGCGCCGGCACCGTCTTCATCAACGAGACCAAGGGCAACGGAGTAGCGCGCCTAATCCCGTTTCAGTTCAACGATGAGCAGACCTACGTCCTCGAGTTCGGCAACCTTTACATGCGCGTCTACAAGGACGGCGGGGTCATCGAGTCGAGCCCAGGTGTTCCGTATGAGATCGCCACGCCGTTCACCGCTGCGCAGCTGTTCGAGCTGAACTACACGCAATCAGCGGACATCATGACCATCGTGCATCCGTCGCACGCGCCGCGTCAGCTGTCGCGTCTAGGTCATGATAATTGGACGTTGGCCGCCATCAGTTTCGTGCCGAGCATTGAGGCGCCGACTGGGCTAACCGGTTCCGCTCGCTCGGGCGGCTCTGGCGACACTACGACATATCGCTACGTGATCACCGCTGTGGCTGATAGCGAGGTTCCGGAAGAAAGCCTGCCGTCTGCCTCGGTCACGGTTGCAAGCTGGGACACCAAAGCCGGCGCCTCGCTGAGCTGGGCGGCTGTTACTGGTGCGGACTACTACAACGTCTACAAGGACAGCAACAGCTCTGGTATCTACGGCTTCATCGGCAAGGCTGATGGGCTCACCTTCAATGACATCAACATCGCGCCGGTCAAGACCGATACCCCGCCGACTGGCAATAACCCGTTTGTTGGAACCGGAAACTACCCGGGCGCCGTGGGCTACTACCAGCAGCGCCTGTGCTTCGCCGGCAGCGACCTTTCGCCGCAAACCGTGTGGATGAGCAAAACCGGCAACTTCAAGAACTTTGGCTATGCCACGCCGGTTAAGGACGATGACTCCATCACATTCACCATCGCCTCGCGCCAGGTGCACCGGTTCCGTCACATCCTGCCGCTGCGTCAGCTGCTTGGCCTGACCTCTGGCGGCGAATGGGTTGTATCTGGTGGCGAGAACGGCATCACGCCGAAGACCGTCAAGGCTGAAATCCAGAGCTACAACGGCGTGTCGAAGATCCCGCCGATCGTCATCAATGACTCGGCCATCTACGTTCAGCAGCGCAACAACGCAGTCTCCTCGCTGGCCTACACCTTCGAAGCCGACGGGTTCGCCGGCGACGACCTGACCAAGTTTTCGCCGCACTTCTTTCGCGGGCACGCGCTGATCGACTGGACCTATCAGCAGATCCCGGACCGCCTTGTGTGGGCGGCGCGTGACGATGGTGCCTTGCTGGGCATGACCTTCCTTCCGGAGGAGCAGCTGCTTGCCTGGCATCAGCACCATACGGACGGCTTCGTTGAGTCGGTATGCAGCATTGCCGAGGGCCAGATGGACGCGCTCTATCTGCTCGTGCGCCGCACCATCAACGGTGTGACTAAGCGCTACGTCGAGCGGATGGCCTCCCGCGATATCGAGGACGCCGAAGACGCGTTCTTTGTGGATTGCGGCCTGACCTATGACGGCCGGAACAAGAATGCATCGGCGACCCTGACGCTTAGCGGCGGCACCGATTGGAAGTATCCGCAGGCGGTTTCCGTCACCGCTGCAGGGCATGCCCCGTTCACCGCTGGCAGTGTGGGTCGCATCTATCGCCTGCGCGCTGGCACCGAGATGGTCCGGGTGGAAGTCACTGCCTACACGTCGTCGACAGTGGTCACCGCCAAGCTTTTGGAGATTTGCCCTGAGAGCCTGCGCAACGTGGCGGTCAGTGATTGGGCGCTCATGGCTGAGACGATCTCCGGACTTGACCACCTGGAAGGCAAAACGCTCTCCATCCTCACCGATGGCGATGTGCACCCGCAGCGGGTCGTGTCGAGCGGCTCTATCAGCCTGCAACATGCGTCGGCAGTGGTTCATGCCGGCCTGCCGTATGTGGCCGAGATGGAAACGCTAGAGATCGACTGGGCTGATCGCAGTTCAGGCACCCAGCTGGACAAACGCAAGATCATCCCGAGCGTCACCGCGTACCTGGAAGCGTCGCGCAACTTCTGGGCGGGCCCGAAGCGCGGAGAAAAGCTGTACGAAACCAAGCCTGAATACCGCGACACATACGACGCGCCAATCGGCACGACGACTGGCATCACCGAGCTGAAGATTCAATCGGTATGGGGCGAATCTGGCCGCGTCTATCTGCAGCAGCCAGACCCGCTACCGCTCACGGTGCTGGCCCTTATTCCGGAGATCACAGTCAGTGGCAAAGGCTGAAGTGCTACCCATTGATCCAGGCGACATCGAGGCCGTGCTGCCGATCATCCGCCAGGCGGACAGGGAAGAGATCGAAGGAGCCCTACAGATTCCGCTGGATACCAGCCTGTCTGACGGGCTTTCGAACTGCTGCAAGGCGTCGAAAATCGTCGTTGACGGGCTGATTGTCGCGCTATTTGGCGACACGCGGCACGACGAGCGGCTGGGGATTCCCTGGTTGGTCAGCACGATTCATGTTGAGCGCTACCCTCGCGCCTTTCTTCAGGTCTGCAAGCCGGAAGTCGAGGAGATGCTTTCTCGGCATGAGGCGCTGATCAACTTCGTCGATGTTCGCAACACAACGGCAATCCGATGGCTTGAGTGGCTGGGCTTCACCTTTGGTGACCCAGAGCCCTACGGCCCGCTGGGGATGCCCTTCAAACCCTTTTGGATGAAACGGAGCACCTGATATGTGCTGGATGGCAGCTATCCCGGTCGCGATTTCCTTGGTCGGCGGCATGATGGGCGCGCAAAACGCGAAGCAACAAGGCGCGTTCCAGGCTGCTATGGCCGAGCAGAACGCAGGCTACAAGGAAGCGGCCGCTCAGGACGCCATCAAGCGCGGAGATGTGCAGGCAGACCAGTACCGGCGCCAGGTCGGGCAGATGATTGGCAGCCAGCGTTCAGGCTTTGCCGCCAATGGCATCGACGTAAACAGCGGAACTGCCGCAGAAATCCAAGACGACACCGCTGCATTCGGTGAATTCGACGCCCTGACCATCGCCAACAACGCGGCGCGCGAGGCCTGGGGCTACCGCGTCGGCGCGCAGAACGACCTGATGAATGGCCGTATGGCTCAAAGCAATGCAAGAAGCGCAGCTACAGGCTCGATCCTGGGCGGCATAGGCGGCGCATTCAGTTCGTTCGCTGGGGGTAGGTAATGGCGCGCATTCCAACGCTTGACGGGCCGCAGGTACAGCAGCGCGGCCTCGGTGCGCCAACAGTCGGCGGGCAGGGGCCGGATAACTCCGGACTGCAGCGCGGGCTGGCTCAGATCGGCCAGGCGGCTCAGCAGCTCGCCATGCGCGAGCAGGAGAAGGCAGACACCGCGGCGCTGATGGCTGCCGACCAGCAGCTTGAGCAGTGGCAGCAGAAGACATTCTTCGACCCAGAGGCAGGCGTCTACACCAAGAAAGGCTCCGCAGCCCTCGACATCACCAATCAGACCATCGGCCAGTTCGATCAGCAGCAGGCCAAGATTGGCGAATCGCTGAAGAACGAACGTCAGCGTGCCCGGTATAACGAGCTGGTCATGCGTCGGCGCCAGTCGCTGTCGGGCGACCTCAACCGCTACGAATACCGCGAGCGCGAAAACTACTACGACGACGTAGAGCGCGGCCAGGTCGAGACGGCCATGCAGGGCGCGGCGCTCAACTACAACGACCCGGAGAAAATCGGTTACTACAACGCCAAAATGAACGCTGTCCTGCAATCCCAGGCGCAGCGCAAGGGGCTCCCGCCCGAGATGCAGCAGGCAATGTTGCTCAAGGCGAACAGCGGCATGGCCTCTGCGGTGATTTCGCGCATGGTCGATGACGACCCGTACAAGGCCAAGAGCTACTTCCAGTCCGCCCAGGACCAGATGACCGCCGAGGATCAGGTGCAGATCAGCCGCCTGATCGACCGCGAGATCAAGGCGCGCGAGATCGAAGCCCGGCAGATGCAGGCCATCGCCCGCGCTGAGTTGTCGACGCGCGTCTCTGATGCTCAGTCGGCCTACCTGTCCGGTTTTGATTTCGAGAATCCACCTTCTGCCTCTGATTTCGTGGCTTCCTACGGCGCGGAAGAGGGTGCCGAGCGCTATGCCCAGTTCGTCAAGACGCAGGACATTGGCACGGCTATTCGCCAGGTGGCCATGGCTTCGCCTGAAGAGCGCGCGCAGTTGGTCGAGCAGTTCCGACCTGCGAAAGATGGCGTAGCCGAGGATGGTTTCGCGGTCGATGCCAAGCTGTACGGCACGCTGCTGAACTCCGCGTCTCGCCTTGGCGAGGAACTGCAGAGCGACCCAGCAACCTACGTCGTGAGCCGCAGTCCGCTGCTGATGAAGGCGGCCGAGGAAGCGTCCAGCGGTGACCCTGCCGCGGTCGAAGCCTACGCTACGGCCATGATTGCCGAGCAACAGCGTCTCGGTGCGCCTGAGCCCAAGCTGCTTACATCGCGCCAGGCTGCCGGCATTGCCGCCGCCTTCCAGAATACTGAGGACGGTGGCAGTAACGCCGCTCAGGTCATTGAGCAGTTACAGCAGCAGTGGGGCAAGAACTGGCCGACCGTCTACAAGCAACTGCAGGACAAGCTGCCAGGCGCCGCGCTGGTGATTGGCTCCGGCGTGGACGAGCAAACAGCCGCAACGCTGGCCCGTATTGCGCCGCTGAAGACGGCCGAGCTGAAAGTCGGGCTTGAGCCGACCGACACCAAGGACGCCAAGGATGCGCTGAACGAGGGCATGGCCGAGTTCCGCAACACACTGGCCGGGCAAGTCGGCGGTGAGCGCACATTCTCGACTCTGTACAACGAAGCCGAGCGCCTCGCCTACGCCTACATGGGGCAAGGCAAGGGGCCGCGCGATGCTGTTGAGCTGGCAAAGAAAGCGCTGATCGATGACAAGTACACGCTCCAAGGCACCTACCGCGTGCCGAAGGCTTACGACGCCGATCTGATCGAAGCAGGCACCGAGCGCGCAATCGAATCACTCGACCCTATGACGCTGAACTTCCGCACGCCAGCCGGTGTGCCGGAGGACTTCGCAGCGGGCCGCGTGAAGGCTGCCATCGAGAAAGACGGCTACTGGGTCACCTTGCCCGACGAAAGCGGCGTGGCGCTGTACTACGGCGGCGAGGCCGTGCTCGACAAGGCGGGCAACCCGGTTTCACGGACATTTGATGACTTGGCGGCAGAGGCCATCCAAAAGCCTAGCGCCTGGCAGCGCTTCAATGAAGGCCGGGAGAAGATGAACCAATCCGCCGCGCCTTCCGGTGTATGGAGTAGGTAATGACGCTATTCACTGACGGCCTGATCGTCCGGAAGGACCGCAACATCCTGGATGACGTGGTAACAGGCCAGCTCGATGCGGCAGAGGCCGCATTTGATCAGGCCATGTTCGACAACCCGACGAACGCCGTACGCCGAATCGGAGAACTGACGCGGGCCGAGCAGGGTCGAGTAGTTCAGCAGGCGTACCCTGCATATGGCATTCCCGAGCGCCGAGCCGAGCCCGAGACGCCGCTGCTGACCGCCGAACAGGCCAGGGCGCGCATCAAGGAGGAAGGCCTCGACCTGACCGTAGACGACACCGGAATCCGTGCCGGAGCTCTGGATATCCTGATCGAGCGCAAGCGTGCCGAGGTTCAGCGGAAGCTGATTCTTGATAACGCCCCGGCTTCGACAGTGCCGGTTCAGCTGCTGGCCGGGTTCGGCGCTTCGGTTCTGGATCCGATCAACATCGCGTCGGCATTCGTGCCGGTTGTCGGCGAGGCGCGCTATGCATCGATGCTGGCCAGCGCAACCAGTCGTGCGGCCAGGCTAGGCGTTCGGGCTCGCGTCGGCGCGCTGGAGGGCGCTGTTGGTGCTGCGATGGTTGAGCCGCTGGTTTTGTTCGCTTCGGCGCAGGACCAGTCCGACTATGGCGCTGTCGACAGCTTGCTCAACATCGCCTTCGGCTCGGCCATGGGTGGCGGATTGCATAGCGTCGGCGGGTATATCTCCGACGTGCGCCGCGGTGCCCTACTCGAAGGGGTCAAGGCGGAAGCGCCTGTTGCCCAAACGTCAGTCGGCGAATCACCAAGGGTCAGCGCACAGCAGTTCGCCCTGCGCGTCGACGAAGACCCGATGTTTGCTCTGCGCGATTCGCTCGAGCGCGGCATTCAGGGTGACCGCGCTCGGATGACTGAAGACGCCGGCCGCCAGGCACGCGAAACACTGATGCCAGAGATTCGTGCCGAGCTGTCGGAAGTGGCAGCCGGCCGTATGCCCAACGCACAAGCCATGCAGGCAGAGCGGGCGGCCGTGCAAGAGCGCCTTGAGTCTCTGGACGCAACACTTGGCCAGCGCATCGAGGAATTGCGCAGCCGCGGTGAAAACCCAGTGCAGGCGGTGAACAAGGCTCGCCAGTCAATCAACGAGGAGCGCAAACGGCTGACTGCGCGTGCCGCTGAACTGGCTGATGCCACTGATACCGAGCGGCAGGCAGAGATTGCCCGTCGCGATCTTGAAGGCCTACAGCGCGGCGAGATCCCACAGCGCTACCAGTCTCGCATCGACGCCGAAACAGGCCGTATCACAAGCGGCTTCGACCTGCGCCAGACCGCCAGGGCAAGGGCTGAGGCCGCGCCCTGGCAGGTGCGCGAGAGCGCCTTGCGGGCGGCCATTGCGCAATCGGTAACCGGCCGTCCCGTCAACGTCGAGGCGATCTTCGATCTGGCCGACCCAGTCAAGCGCACTGCCGCGCTTCAGCGGCTGAAAGAGCCAGTCGAGACAGTAGCCGACCCGGAAGGGGAAGTGGCCAGCTATGCAGCCGGAGAAACAGCCGACGCCCTGGACGGAACAGACCTTGCCGGCGCCGAGCGTATGCTTGCCGATGAACAGGCGCTGACCGGCGAGATGGCCGCGCAGGCTGGAATCGACCTCAAGCCATTCATGCGCGAAGCCGACGAACTCGCCGCAGACGCGGAAACCTACGCCGCCGCCTACCGGGCCGCCGCACTCTGTCAGTTGAGGAACTAATGGCCGCTCAAGACTGCATCGACACAATCCAGGCTGCCGCCAAGGCCGCAGGGCGTGAGCTGAACGAAGAAGAGATGGTCGAGCTGGTGGGCGACCTTCAGGCGCGTATCAAGCAGCTGCAGGCCACTGATGGAATGCTCGGCCTCGAAGACGCCGCCATGCGCGCCGCCGACGAGATGGGCAACGAGGTCAAGCTGGCTGCCGCGATCGAGAAGCGTAACGCACTGCTGAACGCTCGCCGCCGTGCTGAATTGGTCGGCTACATCCGCGGCACCTGGTCAGATCGTCCGGACCTGGGCCTTGAGTCTTTTCTCGTCGGCACCAACGTGGCGCGCCCCGGTGCTCGACGCTCGGTTGCAGCTGAGCAGAAGCAGCTCAGCCAGGCGTATATCGCTGGCTTTCTGAACGACATCGAGGCCGAAGGGCTGAAGCCGTTCCTCACCAAGGGCGATCTGGACGCTGACATTGCCGACGCGCTTTGGCGCATTGGCATGGACAAGCCGCTGGATGGCCTGAGCAAAGAAGCGCAGGGCATCGCCAAGATCATGCAGAAGTACCAGGAGACGGCGCGCATTGACGCGAACCGGGCCGGCGCCTTTATTCGCAAGCTGCCGGGCTACGTGGTGCGCCAGTCCCATGACCCGTACAAGATCCAGCGCGCCGGCTTCAAACAGTGGCGCGACGAGATCCTGCCGCTGCTGGACGAGCGCACCTTCGAGGCAGGCTCAGACGTGGACGGCTTCCTGCTGGCCACCTACAACGGCCTCGTGTCGGGTGTGCATCTGAAGGTTTCGACCGGCCAGCCGAACGGTTTCAAAGGCCCGCGCAACCTGGCGAAGAAGGTCAGCGCCGAGCGGGTGCTGCACTTCAAGGACGGCTTGGCCTGGAACCAGTACAACAAGGTCTATGGCACCGGTTCGCTGCGCGAAGCCTTCCTCGGCGGCCTTGATCGCTCTGGCGATAGTACCGGCATGATGCGCCGGCTCGGCACCAACCCGGAAAGCAACTGGAATGCCGCGCTCGATGAGCTTCAGCTTGACCTGAAGAACGACCCGGAAGGCCTGCGCAAATTCCAGCAGGATCGCAACGGGCTGCTCAAGACGCGCTTCTCGGAGATTGACGGCACTTCACGAATGGCTGTCAACCATATCGGCGCCAGGGTGGCTTCGAATCTGCGTGCCTGGCAGTCCATGGCAAAACTGGGCGGGGCGGTGATTTCTGCCGTGTCCGACCTGCCCGTCGCCGCCAGTGAAATGCGCTACCAAGGCAAAGGCATGCTGTCCTCGATGGGCACACTGATGGGCGGGATGCTCAAAGGCAAAAAGCCAGCCGAGCAACGGGAAATTCTATCGACGCTCGGCGTGTTCTTTGACAGCGTGCGCGGCGAAGTGGTCAGCAAGTTCAGTGCCGACGATACGCTGGGCGGCAAGATGAGCCGCGCGCAGCAGCTATTCTTCAAGCTCAACGGCTTGACCTGGTGGACCGACACCATGCGCAGCACTGCGGCGCTGATGATGAGCCACCATCTGGCGTACAACCGCACGCTGGACTGGGACAAGATGAACCCGGACCTCAAGCGCACGCTTGAGCTGTTCGATATCGACGCCGGCAAGTGGGATCTGCTGCGCTCAACACCTGCCAAGGAGGCAGACGGGCGCGAGTACATGACCACTCAGGGCATCGACAACATTCCGGAAGAATCGCTGGCCGGCTACCTGACGAGCAAAGGGCGCACGGCGAATGCCGCTGCAATCGGTGAATTGCGTGAGGAATTGCGCGGCAGCCTGCGCAGCTACATCACCGACCGGGCCAGCTATGCGGTGATTGAGCCGGACGCCAGAACGCAAGCCATCATGCGCCGCGGCACTCAGCCTGGCACGGTCGCCGGTGAGTTCCTGCGTTTCGTGGGGCAGTTCAAGGCCTTCCCGGTCGCCGTGCTGCAGAAGTCCATCGGCCGCGAGCTGTATGGCCGAGGCTACAAGCCCAGCGCATACGGGGCCGGCGTCGGCCGTGAGCTGCTGCAGGCAATGCGCAGCGGAAATGGCGAGAAATTGGGCGTGGCGCAACTCATGCTCTGGACCACGCTTTTCGGCTACGGCGCGATGTCGGCAAAGGATCTGCTCAAGGGGCGCGAGCCGCGACCGGCAGATGATCCGAAGACGTGGGTGGCGGCCATGCTGCAGGGTGGGGCGCTCGGCCTGTACGGCGACTTCATGTTCGGCGAGGCCAACCGCTTCGGTGGCGGGCTCACACAGTCGCTGTCAGGTCCGACGCTGGGTCTTATAGATGGAGGGTATGACCTGTTCGCGAGAATGCGTGACGGCGACGATGCAGCATCTGCCAGCTTCCGTTTCGCCATCCAAAACACACCGTTCGCGAATTTGTTTTACACTCGCACGGCCATGGACTATCTGTTCCTGAATAGCGTGCAAGAGGCCCTGAATCCGGGGGCGCTGCGCCGCATGGAACGCCGGATAGAAAAGGAAAACGCCCAGCAGTTCCTGCTGCGGCCATCACAGACCTACCTGGACCCGCTAGGGATTGCGAGGTAACGCATGCTGGTCGCCGGTTTGATTATCTTTTTTGCCCCATTTCTGGCGGCTATTGCCATCGGCATAGTGCTGCCTGATCAAATCCGGCTTTACGGGATCATCGTCACCTACCTGCTCGCCTCGGTGGTTGCCGTGTCGATCGCCGCCGAGCAATACCATGGCCGCATCCGATCAGCTGGAGATCTATTTGTCGCCGCGCGCAGTGGCGCTCATGGCGCGCTATGGATTGGCCTGGCAGTAGGCGGGGTTATTGCCGCCGCATGGTTGGCCTCGCGACTGACGTAACGCTCATGACTTAACGCAACCCGCTTCGGCGGGTTTTTTATGCTCGCAAGATTAGCAATTTCTCATGGCATACTCGCAAAAATCATTGCCTGGATAATGTCGTGCGACCGCTATACCTGCTGATCATCTCCCTTATCTACGTTTGCTCTTTGCCTTCGCCATGCGAAGCCGGTACAGCTACCCCCAAGGAATCAAGCATGACAGTCCAGACTGACACAAACGTCGCCCGATTTACCGGCAATGGAGCATCTACCTACCCTGTCGGTTTCAAGTTCAATTCTGCTTCCGATCTGGTTGTCGAGAAGACTGTTATATCCACCGGGGAGGTCATTCAGCTTACTCTGAACTCTGATTATTCTGTAAAAGGGGCTGGCGAAGACGGCGGCGGCAGCATTACGTTCCTGAGCGGAAACCCAACGTCGCAAAACTCGGTAACCGTCACTCGAGTTATTGATCTGCTTCAGGAGACAGATCTGCGAAACCAAGGGAAGTTTTATGCTGAGGTCCACGAAGACGCTCTTGATCGCCTGATAATGATTGCGCAGCAGCTTCAGACGGAGACAAAGCGCGCAATTAAGGTTCCGTCATCGGATCCGCTCCCGGCGACCCTGCCGCCTTTCCAGCAGCGCTCCGGAATGTTGATGAGCTTCGATGAAGATGGCAATCCTATCGCTGTCGCGCCGGCCCAGCAGAGCGCTACAGAGCTTTCTCTGGTGCTTGCTAATAGCACTGGGTCTTCGCTCATTGGCCACGGCGGCGGGACGGTAAATGACGCTCTCCAGCTATTGATGCAGCGCAACAGTCAGACCCTGGACTTTTCCGAGTTCGCATCAGCTTCATCTGTAGTTTCGTACCTCACCACTACCCAAAACGCCAAATTCATAACCGGATTACGCAACGTAGGCAAAAGCTTTGCCGATGTGGCGCAAAAGATGCTCTCGGGCGGAACCGTCACGATGAGCGCAGTTGGTGACTCCCTGACGTATGGCTTCGAGGAAGGTGCTACTGGTGCGCCAATCAACGGCTCCACATCGGCGCGTTCGTTGACGCCGTTTCCAGAAACCGTGGGATATGCGCTGATTCAGAACGGATACCCGGTCATCGTCACGAACCGAGGGTTTCCCGGCGATAGAGCGGACCAAGCGCTGTCGCGCTGGCCGAACGGTAGTGGTGGGGCTGACGTCGTGCTGATCATGTTTGGCACAAACGACGCAAAAGAAAACCCGGACGCCGCGACGCCTTTCCAGACGCCCAAACAATACGCTGACACGATGATGCGCCTCGTTCAGCGCGAGCAGGCGCAGGGTTCCTACGTGATAGTTCTGGCACCGCCGTTCTACCAGCAGGACAGCACTACTCGACAATATCGGACCCGCGCATATAGCGAGCTTGCCCGAGGAGTTGCGCAAATCACAGGTGCAGGGTTCATTGATGTCAGCGACGCATTGCCGGTTGGGAATCTTATATACAGGGACGCGATCCATCTGACCGCCAAGGGTTACAACGCTGTCGGATATTCGATAGCTTCTCATTTTCTTGGTATGAGCATGGTCCTACCAAAGATCGGACCACGAACCGATCTGTCGCCACAATGGAATGATGTGGCGCTGGGGAGTCCGGTCATACGGGATACTTCTTATAACCAGTCGTTCGTTTATAAGCTGGCCCCTGGCGAAAAGGTGCGTATCTCTGGCGAATTTACAGAAGATGTGCGCGCACTGATCACGACCGTAGAGCGCACAGCAACACCAAGTCTCGTAAATGCCACAATACACGGTGGGTCATCCCGGACAAACGACGCCACAGACAGTTCGTCCTTTGAAAATACCGGAACAGCTCAAAATCCAGATGGTCGAGGTGGCTTCCTCAGTCCGATAATAATGAGAGGTAACCGGACACTAGAGATAACCGGCATTTCCGGAAACGCCGTAATCGAGAGGATTCAGTTCCTGCCGGCGTCCTCGTTGGTTGGGTTTGATCGAGCGACACCCTTTCAATCAGCTCTATCTGGGACATCTATAGAGCCGTCCAGCGTGATACGCTCAGTTATCGCAACGGGTCGCACGCTTGGCGAGCGGTTCGTCGTTGAGGCCCGGCTATCACTTCCAGAGTCCGTGAACAATCGCGCCGGTGTCGGCCTGACGTCCGAGCAAAGCGTTACGCCGGGCGGGCTTCCAGGGCGCTATGTGTTTGTTGCGCGGCAGGGAAATGATCTCGTTGTGATTCAGCATGACAGCGGCACGACTACCACCCTCGCTACAGTTGCAGGCGCTTTTACTACTGGGCAAACGAACTACAAGATTCGTCTTGAAGTGTTCCTTGCCAGCCTGAAGGTCTCAATCAACGACACGCTGATCGGCACCTACACCATCGCGCACACGATACACACGCTGCGTTGCTGGCCGTTTGCGTTCAACGGGAACACCGGGGCGACGCTGGATATAAAATGGCTCAAGACAACATGACGTTCCGTTAAAGCGAGCCCCGCCAGTCGGGGCTTTTTATTGCCCGAGGATTACCCATGACCCTCTCTGAAATACGGGAGCGAGCCATAGCGCCCGCTCTCGCGATGCTGCCTGCGCGGATGAACAGTCAGGCGGCAATCGTGGAAATGCTGGCTATCGGTCTGCAGGAATCTCGATTCGAGCACCGGCGCCAGATCGACGGGCCGGCGAAAGGTTTCTGGCAGTTCGAACAGGGCGGCGGTGTGCGTGGCGTGCTGCGCCATCACTCAAGCCGTGAGCACGCGCAGGCCGTATGCCGGGCCCGTAACGTCATCGCGACCGAGAGCGCCGTCTATGCCGCGCTCGAGCACGACGATGTTTTGGCCGCAGCGTTTGCCCGGTTGCTGCTATGGACTGATCCGAAGCCGCTACCTGCCATCGGTGACGAGCAGGGCGCGTGGGATCTGTATCTCAGGGTTTGGCGCCCAGGCAAGCCGCATCGGCACACATGGGATGCGCTCTATGAGCAGGCGATGGAGGAGGTCACATGTTCGGCCTGACCGGAGTTCAGTTGCGCGCGATGCTCTATGTGGCGCTTGCCGCTTTGTCATTCGCAGTCGGCTGGCAAGTGCACGCCTGGAAGGTCGCCTATGACCTCGATCGCGACCGACAGGCACAGGAGGCCGATGCCGCCCTGGTGAACGAGATATCCGGCAAGACGCTCGAGGCGATAGCCGGCATCCGCGTCGAGAACAAGACCATCTACCAGCAAGGCCGCACGGAGGTGCTGCGTGAAACTATTTATCGCGACTGCATTGTTCCTGAGCCTGGCCGCGTGCTCCTCGAGTCAGCCCGCAAGAATTGACGCCGGCTTGCTGCAGCTTTGCCCGCCGATCCCGCCAGTACCGGAGGAGGTCGACATGGGCGAATTGCTGCTGATGGATATCGAGCTGGCCGGCATGTACAAGGAGTGCGCTGCCGGGAAGGCTGGATTGATTGAAGCAGTGAAGGGGAATTGAGATTGCCCGGACGGGCTGAGGTTGGCCGAGGAATCCCGTACCAAATTTTGTACCAATCATGGGTGATACAGGGTGCGAATGGGCCTTTCGCCGCCACTGTGCAAGCGAAAGAATGACTCCTTCACACCCCATAGCACCCTGCTTTACTATACCCGGCAGTATAAGTATTCCAACCCGCTCAGCGACAGAGAGAGTTTCGCCGTGCCCCGCCCAGTTCTT